CAAATGATAAATCATTCATAATAACCGCCTCGGCAGATGTTAAGGTTATCCCAACACCTGCAGCTTTTAAATTACCAACAAACACTTTTATTTTGTCATTGTTTTGAAATTCGTCCACAGCGTTTTGTCTTTTTGCTGGTGAACATGAACCATCAAGGTAAACGGCTTTTTTACCAAAATGTTCATAAATCTTATTTAGTGAATCCGTAAAGTTTGTAAAAACTATTACTTTTTTATCTTGTTCTAATATGTTCTCAACCAATTCTATTGTTGAGCGTATTTTTTCTTGTGCAATTACCTTACGTACTTTTGTAAGTTTGGTGAATTGAACGGTTAATGACGAACTTTCGTCGGGGTTTTTTTCATACCACTCAAAATACTCACCCATCAATTCTTCATATTCTTTTGATTTTAATCTTAAGTAAACTGGTGTTATGATTTTATCAGGTAAATCTAATACATCTGTTTTTAATCGTCTTAATACTTGTCTTGATGTTCGGTCTCTTAATTCTTCCAAATTTGAGGCTCCCATTACATTCCAAACTTTCCTGTTTCCTGCTTTGAATTGATATCCTTCACAATATCTAATAACATAAGCCATCCAATTCTGAGCGACAGGAGAGTCAACCAAATTCAATAAGTTAAAGTAATTAATTGGTCTTGATGTAATTGGAGTACCTGTTAACAACCACAATCTATCAACACCCTTCACAAAGTCATTAATTAATTTTGTTCTCTGTGCTTGGGAATTTTGTACATAATGGCAATTACTAACCAATATTGAGTTTGCAAAATAATTGTGATTATCTGAAATTTCTAAATCATACACTCTTGTATCTTTTGAAGACACTTTTGTGGATTTGTCGTAACTTCCTCGTTCAAAAATCTCAATACTATCCACCCTAACGAATTTAATACCTTCGTTTTTCTTTGGTCTAAAAATTTCCATTTTTTTGTTTTGTGTGAATTTCCATCCACTTCTATCGAAATTTTTTGTTTTAGATTCCCAATGTCTACCTTGTATGAATTTGGTAAACTTTTGAATAGTTCTTTGACATCCTTTGTTGGTATGGGTAATTCCATCACCCATCCTTCCCCCAACAACTGATATAAGATTTCTTGTTGCGGTGTTGTTTTTCCATTTCCACCTCTTGAAAGAAAAGTTCTTCCTTTTAACTTTTCTTTCATTTTTAATCGACTTTCCGGATTTTTCATCGGATTGTTTGTTATCATTCTTTGTGATGTGTTTTTTGAAAGATGCGGGTTCATCTTGTGAATTTTTTTCATATGTTCCGACCACCCACCATTTTTTTCTATTGTTTTTTTTCGTTTTTCTTTTACATATGGATTGTTTGATGTTACCGTATTTGAACAAACGACTGAACAATATGTCTTGTGATTCATTTTTTTCTCTGTCGTAAAACTCATTACATTCCCACATTTTAGACAGTTTTTTTGGAATTTTAATTCTTTTGGTTTTGGTAATCTGTGCTTGTTGCTCATTATTGATGCACAACTTTTTGAACAACACTTCGCTTTTTTCCAAATTTGTTTTTTTGTCAAAGGTTTCTGGCAACATATACAAGTCATCGGTTGGTGTGAGGTCTTTTGCTCTAACATATCCTTTTTCATTTACATAGAATTTATGATTATCAGTACATTCAATAAATAGTCCGTTGCTAAATTTTATTTTGTATATACTGTCTTTTCTTTTTCTAATCCACCTATTAATTTTTTTATATTCTAATTTTTGTTCTTTGTGATTAAACGTCAATATTTTAACATCAATTCCATTCTCAACTATATCACCAATATTCATTTCACCCAATTCAGTCATGATTTTTGTGTCATAAGTAAAACATTCGTCCAAAACAACTAAATCAAAATTACTTTTTAAAATACGTGAGTTGTCCCTGTCTTTTGGGTCGTGAAAGTTTTTTAAAATGTCATAGTTAACAATTACAAAATCCGCATCCTCATATCTTTTACTTCCACAGATATATGTTGAACGGTCAGTGTAGTTTTCAATTTCCCTTTGCCAGTTAATCTTTAAAGATGCTGGACAGATAATCAATATTTTCTTGGCTTCGCTTTCTAATGCCGCCACAATAGTTGATGTTGTCTTACCCAAACCCATGTCGTCAGCCAAAATAAATCTTTTGGTTTTCACAAGTTTTTCCACTGCTTCAATTTGGTGTGAAAGTAATGGTCTGTGTGCGTATTTTGAATAATCAATTTCTTTATAGTATTGTTCGGGGTTTTTAATTACCGCTGCTTTGGGTAACCAAAAATCGGTCAATGATTCACTTTCAAAGAATCGACCCCATATATGATATGACTTATCTTTTTCAACCAATAGTTTTTCAATCCACACTTGTTTTGGTGGTACGGTATAAAGTTTTTCGTTTGATATTTTTTCAGAAAAATAGTCATCTAACTCAACCCACTTCTTTGCAACTTTTGGAACTGTTTGTGAATAGTTCATAATATATTCACATTGACTTCTTGTTGGAATACCACGCTTGTTTGGGTTGAAAATTCCTTTTAATTTTAGGATATAGTTATTCGCGCCCTGATAATCGTGTAACACATTAAGGGCTTTTTGTTCTAACAATCCTGAGTTTTCAATAATGGGATTTTCCAAATCAATTAATACTAATAAAGAAATATAATAAAAAATTGTGTATTTATCAATATATGACAAATAGGGTACCAATTACAAGAATATCCAAGTTTTTTTCTGAAAAAGATTTTGACTTAAATATATCTATGGGTGAAGAGTGGTTAATGGGCGACATGTCGTTCACATTGGTTTTATATCGTATTGATAAAAGAAATACAAATCAAGACGATGTTTACGGTGAAGCGTTAACAGATTCAATTTCTTACTTACCTCCTGTTGAATTTAAGGGTTATGTTAAAATTGAATCACCAAGTCAAGCATCTTTTGGTAATTCAAAATTAAGCCAAACTGAACCTGGTAATTTAATTGTTTCAGTTTACTTACGACACCTTGAAGAGTTGGGTGTTGAAATACAATACGGGGATTATATTGGGTACCCCGAAACTGAAACTAAAACCAGATATTATTCAGTCGCCGATGACGGTAGGGTTATTTCGGATAACAAACACACATATGGTGGATATAAACCTTTTTATAGAACACTTGTTTGTACACCCGTTAATGATAATGAATTTAGGGGTATTTAACTAAATAAAATAATATATTTATAAAAAATGGCCTTACCCAAAAAATTAGTTAAAAACATTTCGTTAACTTCACCAAAGATTTTAACTGAAAGACGAGAAGAACTTTTAGAACAAATTCAAAAGGATGGAACCTACCTACCAAAAGGTATTTTACATGCTGATTTAGATAGAGGTATGTTGGACTTCGTAAAAAATGATTTGGGAATATCTGTTGACGGAAAACAAGTAAACACGGTTGATGTTATTGTTACAACACAAAACTGGGCACAATTTACACAGACTTGGAATTTCCAAGATTTAGATTCAAATATATCACCTCCATTTATAACCACCGTTAGAAAACCTGAAGTACCATATGGTTCTAATCCTGCTGTTAAATATAGAATACCAGGTAGACCACAGTTTCAGTACGCTGCCGTTCCAACATTTGACGGTCAAAGAAATGGGATGGACATTTATACAATTCCTGAACCAACGCCAGTTGATATAACATATGAAGTAAAAATATTTTGTAATCGATTAAGAGAAATCAATGAGTTTAATAAAAAAATTATGAAAACTTTTGGTTCAAGACAGGCTTATACACTTATAAAGGGTAGATATATTCCAATTATTTTGGATAGTATTAATGATGAGTCTGTCGTTGAATTACAAAAAAGAAGATATTTTATTCAAACTTATGTTTTTAAAATGTTGGGTTATATTATTGATGAGGCCGACTTTAAAGTAAAACCTGCGGTATCAAGAACATTAACAATGTTTGATACTGAAATTAAAACCAAATCAAGATTTGCAAACAATGAAATTGGCAATCCAGACAGTTACAATAAAGTATTTAATTTTTTAGGGAACAACAATACTTTAACAGATACTATTGATTTAAATTATGATTTAATTTTAATTAAAACAAATAATGTTTCATCTTTTGATGTAACTGTTAATGGAAATTACATAGGTTCAAATGTTCCAACAATTATGTTAAACAATGGTGATATTTTAGTCATCACCGTAACCAAAGATATTATTAATACTGACGCGTCGATTTTATTTAACGCAGATTTTAATTTATAATGGGTCACCATAAATGTCAGTTTTTATCTGACATTTTTCTTTAATAAGATTTTCTAAAAATCCGTATATCTTAAAACCATTCTTATTACAGTAAGATTTCAAAATTTGATGTGATTCTTCCGAAATTTTAATATTTTTTATTTTTTTTAGATTTTTTTTCATAAGTAAGAAAAAAGTAAGAATTTATTCATCCTATTAAATAAATAGTGGCCCAGTAATAAGTTTTTTACAAAAATCAATAATATTTATGTAGAAA